GGAGTGCTTCTCAGATGTGTTTGTATGTTCTTAACCGCTTCACGGCTTAAGGCGATCCCTGCACCTCCTGAGCACCATTGTATTTGTAGATTGTAAATTGGAAATGTGCCGCCCTTAAAGCCGATCATAATAGTTTCAGCATTATCCAACACACCTAATAATAATCTATCCAGTTTATCAGTGTAAACGAAAGTATCATCATCGCAAAAGAAAAGCCAGTTGTAATGATCCATTCTTAATGGCGTATTTCTTAAAAACTCAACATACTTTAGTGGTGCATTGGTATAAACTTCTTCACCAACCGGCTTATCCAAATAAATATAATAATTTTCAATACCTTTCAACCATGTTTCGCGCTGCCAGCGTTGCCGTTCTTTATTCTTATCGCAAGTAAGTATGACGTAAAGTATTTTCATTTGACTACTAAATATTGACCTGTTTTGTGGCCTGTGTTATAAACTATTTCACCGCGATAAAAGCATTTGCTAAACCATTCATCGATAGCTTTCTTTGCCCCTGGTGTTGTCTCAAAACCGTAATCATCAAATATCATCATGCCGCCTGCAACCAAGCGCGGATAAAAGTAATCAAGCGCATCCTTTACACTCTGGTATAAGTCCACATCAATATGAACGAAAGCAAATGTTTCATGAGGAGGAATTTCCTTAAATATTTCAGGTGAAAAGCCCGGACATATAATAACATCATTATCGCCTGTGGTAAACCAATCGTTGATACTATCTATGTCGGAATTGCTTAATGCAAAATCACCTTTCTTATGAAATGTATCATATTTGCCCGGTTCAGGCAAGCCCTCAAAGCTATCTATGCCATATATCAAACGTTCAGGATGCAATCTTGCAAGCAGATCCAAGCTGCCGCCCTGACAAACGCCAAACTCAGCAAAGGCTCCGGGCTTTTCAGATACCATCCAGCTATAACCGATAAGCATTGCAAGCCTGTCAACGGTTATGCCTGTTGGCAAAGTAGTCAATCCGTACATAATTTACATTCTGTCTCCCGCATCAGCGCAAGCGTTATCAAATTCATCGTTAGTTTTAAATTTAATTATATCAAATGCCATTTTTAATATGAAAAGCGCAAATGGAACTGTTAGTATAAGTAGTTCCGGCTTGCTTAAAATAGGAATTAATATTAGGCATATAAACGTTATAATATCTGCACAAAACATTAAAATTCTTTCAAATGACCATTTCTCTTTTTTCATCAGTAATATATTTTTTCTGCTATAATGGTAAATGAATAATTCAAATCCTTGCCAGATATAAAACAATGCTTCCAATTCTCCTTACGATCTTCAAAATACTGCTTCATTATCTTAGGAGTGATATAATGAATATGTTTTGTATTCTCCCAGGGCCGCCAATAGTGCTGATATTTCATATGCGGCAAATACAAAAATAAAATACCGCCCATCTTTATCTTGCTTGTCCAGTAATCTAAAAGCTGCGCAAAATTGCCTTTGTAATGCTCCAGCATGTGCGAAGAAAATATATAATCGAATTGCCCTTGCGGCAAATTAATGGCATCGTAGGTGAAATCAATACCGGGCTCTATTCCGATTGCGCCGGGTAGCTTCCATTCCTGTTTGCTATAACCAATATCAAGTCCTTGCCCTTTGCAGAATATCTCTGCCAACGGTAAGATGAATCGTGAAGCGTTGCCTGTTGCCTGAAAAGCAGGGTAGTCTTTACCCTTGTATTGTATTGTTTCTATTGGCATTATTCTGAAGTATGTTTAAGTCGTTCCATTCTCTGTAATGCCGCATTTGCACAAAATGCCCCTATTTGAAATCCTCTTTCTTTGCAGAATTTTTTTATTTTTAGGTATGCTGTATTAGATATACGAACATTTGTACCTTTTGATATTTTTTCCTGCTTCATTATGCAATATTACACAAAATAACATTTAACCAAATTTATTTTAATAAAAAAAACCGGCTCATTGCTGAACCGGCTTTCTCCTAAACTTCTAACTTATGAATACAAAAGCTACTTTATACGCTTTGTTCGATGAAAGCATAAGGCTGTCCTGTGATCAGAACACAACGGCATTCAACCCTTACCGTAATTAAATTACGTTCAACGTTGTCTGAATCCTGTTCGAAAAATTCAACCCTCAACCCATCAACAGTTGCAACCTGTGATTGTGTAAAATCACCGATAAGCGCCTTATCTGTTGCTACCCATGTAGCTTTAAGAATTGGCACACCAGCAATTTCCATCTGACCGCTTGCCTGGTTGTAAACAACACCGATAGGCGTAGTGGTGAAAGTTGTCTTTATCAAAGTTCCCCATTCTGCAGGAGTTGTAACAATACCATTTACGGCGAAGTTTGCACCTTCCAGAGAAGTGATACCGTTGATAATCGTTTCAGCATCATTGGCTCCGGCTCCTCCAGGTGTACCCAAAGCTGCAGCGATCTGTGCTGCATAAAAAACAGCATTTTCCTTTTTGTAGTAATCCCTGAGCAACATTCCGGGAAGATATGTCTGCAAGAAAGGTAAATCTTGCAACATCTGTTTTGCAATACGTACAAAACCGGAAATGTAGTAAGCCGTGAAAGGAACGTTTGTAAAGTTGTAACCAACTTGTTCTTTCAACGAGCCTTGCGTTGTTTGCTGACCGAAAGCGCCGCTTTCAGGAGAAACGCCGCCGTTGTAATTTTCCCGATAGATAACTATGTTACCTGTTGCTGTTTGAATACCGGGAACAAGATCGCGGAAATTAACAAGCTGACGAGGCGTTAAGAACGGAATAGGAATGTAACTGAAAACAGCGTCGCCGGTTAAGTTTGTCGGCAATATCATGTTGGAAGCTGCCTTTGTTGTATGAAGGCCTGTCCCTTTAGCCAGCGCGAACTTGTAGCTTGCGCCGCTACCCATGCTCTCAATCAACTTTTGCTGATTTTGATGTAATCCTTTTGCAAGAGCTGAAGCAAAGTCATTTCCAGGGCCCTGAAGCATTGGAACGCCGCCTTCACGCATTGTCTTTACATCAACAATGAGTGAATTAAGAGCATCCTGATTTTGTTTGCTTTTTTCTTCTGCTTCTTTGCGCCAATCCTGGTTAACTTTTGTTTCGTCGTTGAGCTCTTTTAGTTGAGCTGCCATTTCGGCCTGCTTTGTTGAGGCTGCTTCGGCAATATCTTTTGCTTTTGTGATTGTGCCGGTGAGTTTTGATATATCGGTACTTAGGCCGGTTATTTGCTCGGCAATACCATTATTGTCTGCCATGTGAACGAATTTTAATGTGATTTAAAATGCCAATGAGAGCTGCGCTCTTATTAGCGAAATTTGACTGCACATTTCGTCTTCGTTCGGCTCAGTGGTGTCCTGTGGACCGGGTTCTGGTTCCGGCTGAGTGGTTCCGTAATCGGAAATTATACTCTGTAAAAATAATAATTCTTTCTCCAACAAAACAAAACTTTCATCTGTAAAGGTTCCGTTCTTAACTGCTGCAATAAGTTTAGGAATCCTATTTTCAGCGTATTTCATACCCTTCATACCAAGCATAGGTGTGTTGCAATTCGCTCCCCAACATTGTAAAGCTGTGCCTTCCATTAGCTTCAGTTCATGAAGCTGCGTTTGCTGATCTTGCCAGTTTGCATCAGGGTTAAGAACAGTTTTTTTAATCGGCTGATAACCTATGCTGTGTTCGGTAATCAATCCGCTTGCAACCATTTTAATGAAATCCTGACCGAGCGCATGAGTACCTACTTGTGCCTCATAATACAGTCCTGTTGTATCTTCTTTTAGCATAGTGAACACACCTAAAACCTGCGTTGTATTGTGATCGAGTAAATACTTTATTCGGGGCTTAGGGCTTGCCGGCCCCATTTCCCGTATTGACTTTGTAAAAGCGCCGGGCATGATAATTTCCTGATCGCTGTCCAGTGAGTTGAAGTTAGCAAGGTAGCCCATTACAATTCCCTTTTCTGAGGAATCCTTTATCGAAGCGATTAAGTACTGCGGACTCTTTTTATTTTGTTGCATTGCGAAACTTTTAATTAGTTTTGTCTCGCATCGTTTTAATGATTTTACATTCAGGACTGCCGCTGTATTCTTATAGCGGCTTTTTTATTTACCTGTACTTGTTCGTATGGTTCCTGTATCGGTTTGAACTTCTATTATTTCTCTGGGCATATTTTTTGTTTTTTTATGATAATGACATTTGTAAGCTTCCCGGCTGCACTCTTATCGCGCGGCCTCGTTCATCCCTGCGCGGCACAAATGAACAAACACAACGGCAATTAATTATATCTCCAGGGCTCCCTTTTGGATCACCAGGGAATTGTAATTCATCAATGCCGCTCAAATAAAACGGCCTGTCCATAGGCACAATCTGCCCGTCCATATCCCAATGATCAAACTGTGAGTTTGGATATTTGCCGTTCGGATTGCCCCTTACCCTGTTATCCTTTGCTGAAATCCATTTCTTATCCATTACAAGGCCTGTATGCTTTGCGCCGATTGTTGCGCTCATATTGCTTGCCTTTACCGATTCCGTTCTTACTATGCGCCTGCTACGCATAATGGAGGCCACATCCTGCACCTGCTGCGATGTCTTTTCGTAGCTCCAGCCCTCTGCCTGTCCTTGCTGAATTGTTGCCAAGATTGCGTCTTTAATGCTTTGCTCAATGCCATGCACGTTTGTAAGCAGTGACAGGCGTAATTCGTTTACTACGGCCTGCGCTATGCTTTCCGGTGTTACCGGACCGGCCTTAGTAGATTTATATTGCCGGTAAATTGAATACCCATAACTGAATCCACATTGGTAATAGAGGTTATTGAATATTGGTACGAGTTTACCGGCAATCCCTAAATCATCCAACTTTTTAAAATCTCGTTCGACAAATGCGTTTATTGAATTTGTTATTGGTGTGAGCACAATAGGAATGAACTTAGCCTCAATTTTTGATTGAAAAATATGAAATTGTGTCCAGTGTTGTGTTGAGGTCATTTGTAAACAAGATAAAAAAACATTACCGCAATAATAAAGTCAACGGCTAATACTATTTTTTCCCTGCTTGTCATTGGAATGAATAAAA